GAGGGGCCGCCCCCTTCTGGCGCCGCCCCCTCTCTTTGTGCCCGAATCACCACATCGAGTGATCCTCTTGCGTGTTGGCATGGATGCTGCAACGGTGGATGATCCAAGGACGGATAATAGAGCCGTCCGATGTGGCCAACGGCCGCGTCCACTCGCCGGGTACGGCGGGGCAGCCCGGCAAGGCTGGCCCGACCCCGCCGTACCCCCGGACGACGGGAGATCGACAGGTGTCGAGGATCAGCTGGGTAGGCAGGCGCCGGCGAGCGCGGGCTCAGCAAGAAGCGCAGGCCGCTGCGCAGCAGGCGCAGGAACACGCCGCCGCACGGGCACGCATCTCCGCGGCAGTCGCCGAGGACCGCCGGGACATTCGGCCGTTGCCCAAGCCGCTGTCCTGGAATGCGCCGACCCGGGTCATGCCGGCTTACAACGAGCGGACCCTGACGGTCGGCCAGGCCGCCGGCTACCGACCGGAACGAGCTCTTAGAGACCGGCAGCAGCGTCGGGAGCAGCAGGCATGAGCGGCGGCACGATGGCAGAGGGAGAGGAATTGACTCCAGAGCTGCTGCGCTGGTCGGCCAACGACGTGCTAACGCGCCACAGCGGCGGGCGACGCTGCCGGGAGTGCCGGCCGGCTGGCTGTCCGGCGGTGGCCTGGGCGCACCAGATGCTGGCCGAGCTGGAGGCCGCCCGGTGAGCACCTGCCCTGCTACCCGGCCGGCCGTGGGCGGCCACTGGCACTGCACCCGGTCCACCGGCCACGCCGGCGACCACGTCGACGGGGTGAGCCTGGCCGCCTGGTCCGGTCCGACGAGCACCGACCCCGCGGACGACGGACCCGGCCCGCACCTGCCGGCCCAGCCGGCCTGGGTGTGCGTCTGCTGCCCCGGTGGGGTGCCGTGGCCGTGCCGGCCAGCGGTGCTGCTGCTGATGCGCGCGTACCGGGGCCGGCTGGCCACCCTGGCGGCGGACATGGCCCGGATGACGCTGGCCGCGGTGCGGGACCGGCCGGACCTGCCGACCGGCGAGCTGTGGGAGCGGATGGTCAGCTGGGTGCGCGCCGCCCAGGCCGAGCAGGCGGATCAGCAGCCGGGCAGCTGCGCCGCTGGTGGTCCGGTGCCGTGACCCGAGGGGCACCGGAAACGACGGCCGGCCCCCGACCTGTGTGGTCGGGGGCCGGCCGTCGTGTGCGCGGTCAGTCAGGTGCTGGTGCCGCCCTTGGCCATGGCCTCGACCACAGATCGGCGCAGCTGGTAGATGCCGCGGGTCGACAGGGGCTTGTAGCGCCAGCCGGTGCCTTCCGTGCCCCAGTGTTCCTGGCGGGCGTCCGGGTCCTGCAGGGATCCCTGGACGTGGCGTACGGACACCTCCAGGACCTCTGCGGCCTCCTTGACGCTCATCCACTCTGCCACCGGGGTCTCCTCGTCATCGCGGGTTCGATCATCCGATGGTCTCACGCTGGTTACGTAAGTCGCGCTCATGTCGTTAAGGTACGCGGGTCATGCTAGTTGCGCTAGTTACGCAAGACGCGCATGATGGGGTCATGAAGTGGATCAGCCGCAAGCCGGCCGCCACGCCGGCCGAGATCGCCGAGCTGGCCGCCGCGCACGCCGAGGCGGAAGTGACTCGGGAGCGCCGGCGCGACCAGTGGCGACGGGAGAAGGACGAAGCCGACCGGGAGACCCGCCGCCGGCGCAAGCGCGAAGCGGAGCGGGCCGAGAAGAAGCGCCGGAAGGAGCTGGCCAAGGCACGGGCCCGCCGGCGGAGGCAGCTGGCCAGGCTGGCGACCTCCGCCCGGGACGTCGTCCCGTTGCTGATCGTCAACGCCGTCACCGTCGGCGGTCAGCTGGCCTACGTCTACGACGAGACCCCGGCCACCTGGGCGCCCCTGCTCCGGGTCGCTGTCGCTGTCGGGGTGGCCACCGCGGCGGAGAGCGTCGCGTTGTACGTCGGCTGGCACGCCCACGACGCCCTGCTGGCCAAGGCCTACTCCACCGCCACCTGGCTGCGCCGCGCGTCCTACGCCATCGCCGGTCTGATGGCGGCGGTCAACTACTCGCACTTCGTCGACGACGTGTGGGCACCGTCGGCCCTGGGCGTGATCTTCGGGGTGCTGTCCAGCCTGTCCCCGTGGCTGTGGGGCCTGCACACCCGCCGCGCCCAGCACGTCCAGCTGATCCGGGAAGAACTCGTCGACGAGACCGGTGCCGTGTTCGCCCCGGCCCGCCGGCGGGCGTTCCCGGTCCGGGCCTGGCAGGCCCGCCGGTGGAGCATCGACCACAACATCCGCGACCCGAAACGAGCGTGGGAGGGCTACAACGCCGAGCGCCGCCGGCGCACCGCCCACACCGGCGGCGGGCGGATCCGGGCCGCGCTGCGCGTGCTGCGCCACGGCGCACTGCCCGCCCCGGCCGGTGAGCCGATGACCGCCCAGGAGCGGCAGCTCGTCGGCGACGCACGAGCCGCCGCGCGAGTCGCCCGACACACCATCGGAGCCAGCGCCGCAGCCCTCAACGGGCTCACGCCGACCCGCTACCCGTCGGTGCCGATCCTGGCTGAGCCGACTCACGATCTCCGACTCACCGCGCCGGCGGTCGCCCCTGAGCCGGTCCGGCCGGCCGTTGATGAGCCGACCGACCGTGAGCCGGTCACCGGCCCGCGCCGATCCTGGCTGAGTCGACTCACCGCACCGCGCGGCGCCGCTGAGCCGGCCCGGCCGGCGGCGGATGAGCCGACCCGCGATGAGCCGGAGACCGGCCCGGAGGCGCCCGTCGGAGTCGTCAGCGAGTCGACTCACCCGGTACCGACTCACCAGCCTGAGCAGGCCGATGAGTCGACTCACCGGATCCGCCGCGCCAGCAGGACGCCGGTCCGCGCCGCACACCAGCAGCGGCCGGTGATCACCGCGCGAGTCGATGAGTCGGACACCGACTCACGGCTGGAAGAGGCCTACGCCCGACTCACCAAGCGGCTCGACCGGGAACCGTCCGGCGCGCAGCTGGGCCTTGAGGCGGGAGTCAGCAAAGCCACGGCCAACCGGTGGAAGGAGCGCCAGCGAGCCGGCTCACCGGCCGACTCACGAGCCACCGCGTAACACCCCGGGGCGCGGCTCAGCCTGTCCAAGCCGCCGCGCCCCGGGCCCTCTCACCAGAAAGGACTCACATCATGACGCAGAGACACCTCCCCGCGGGCGTGCTGCCCTCGGACACGCCGAACCCAGACCCGGCCGCCCGCGCTGTGGCCGCCACGGTAGTGCTCGTGGCGGCGGTGGGCGTGGCCGTCGCGCTGATCGCGGCCGGATGGGGCCCGGTCGCCATGCTGCCCGTTGCGGCCGCGCTGGTCGCCGCCCGGCGGCTGTGGCGGCTGCTCGACCTGGCCGACAAGGACTACCTCGTCGGCGAAGTCGTCGACGAGGACCTGGTCGACGTCGACGCCGTGGTGGTGACCCGGTGACCGCCCGGCCCGCTGCCCCGAGGCAGTACCGGCTGCACGTCTACGACGGGGAGTACGAGGTGCTCCACGACCGGCAGCACGTGATCACCCTGGACATGGACGGGCACGGCGTCGACCTGGTCCTCGCCCAGCAGCTGCAGGCGCTGACCCGGGCCGCGCTGGCCGCCAACGAAACGATGGACGCGCCCAGGCTGGTCGTCGTCGACGTGGCTACCGGTGAGCGGGTCCGCGACTGGACGGGGGCCTGACGTGCTGCACGAGCGCTACACCATGTCCCCCACCGGGGTAGCCGTCCTGCTGCTCCTGGCTCTGGTGGTGGACTACATGTCCATCGGCCCGACCTGGGCCCGCGACCGCCTGGCCTTCCTGATGGCGGTCCCCGCGCTCAGGGAGGGATTCGACGGCAGCCCGGCGGACCAGCAGACCGTCGCCGCGGTGGCCAAGCTGATCCAACGCCTGCTCGACTCCACCGGCACCGCACGCATCGCCGGCGCCAGCGCCAACTTCCTCGTCGGCGTGATCGTCGGCCTGGTGATCATCTACGTCGTCGGCTGCCTGCTGCCCACCAAGCTCAGCAAGCGCCTCGGCCGGTTCGCCACGCTGACGTTCCCACAGAGCCCCATGTACCGGCTCAACGGCAGGCTCTGGGCCGCCGCAGCGGTCATCGGCATGATGTCCGACCTGCCCGGCGGCCTCGTCGGCGACGCCATCCGGGTCGCCGTCGACGTGCTCACCAGCATCATGTCTCCCATCCCTGCCGCACTGTTCGGAGCTGCCTGATGTTGATCCTTGCCGCTGTCACCCAGGAGCCCCAGCGCGGCTGGGGCGGCCCCATCGCCCTGCTCATCGCCGGCGCGATCTTCATCGCGTTCGCCACGGGCCTCCACCAGTTCCAGGAGGCCCGCGAGGCCCGGCGCAACCCCTCCCCTACCCCGCCGGGTGGCCGTGGTGTCAGGGTCAAACCGCAGGTCAGCGCAGGTTCTGACACCGATGACACCGACCGTGACACCGACGACTGGCAGGGGCGGATCGTCCAGGTCGACGGGGCGTACTACCGCGTCTACCCACGCCCCGACGCCGGCGTCGACGAGGACGACGTCGACCTGGAGCTCGACGAGCCGGATGAGGAGACCATCGAGCAAGCAGTGATCCGGATGGACGGCGAGGGCGTGCCGTACAACGAGATGGTCCGGCGCCTCGTGGCCGATTATCGGGTGTCGGAGTCGACCGCGAAGCGGCGTATCCGCGATACCCGCGCAGTCGCCACGATCTGACCCTGGACACACGGCAGCCCCCGTACCCGGCCGGGTACGGGGGCTGCCGTCGTGCTGAGGCGGTGCGGGTCAGAAGACGCCGGGCTCACGGGTGGTGGGGTCGGTGGAGGAGATGCCGTTGTCGGAGGTGGCCGGGGCGACGACGATGCCGGCGGCGGTCAGCCCGGTGATGACGAGCAGCATGATCTCGCTGGTGTCCAGGCCCCCGAGGATCAGCGTGGTGAGGGCCTGGAGCACGGCGAGGATGACGCCGACGGCGCTCTTGCCCCAGCGCATGCCGGGGGCCAGGGGCAGCAGCCAGATGCTGACGCCCTGGGTGCCGGCGATGGCGACGGCGACCCATTCCTGGTCGGTGATGCGCCCGTCGGTGTACCGGGAGTAGATGGCGACCAGGACGAACCCGGCCACCGAGGCCGCGGCCTTGCCGTACCGAGCCAGGGCGGGGGTGGATGTGGTGGGCATGGTGCTCCCTTGGGACAGCGAAGGCCAGCACCGCCACGGTGCTGGCCTGGGTGAGGTGGGTGAGTCAGCGGGCTGATGGTGGTACCGGGTCCGGTGGGATCGGGGTGAGGCCCGCCTGGCGGAGCTGGTAGGAGTAGCCGCCGGCGATGTTGCGCCAGTAGTCGCGGTCCAGCTCGGCGCGGCTGGCCCGGTCGTCGGCGGCGTCGCGGGCCCGGGACAGGTCCTGTACAGATTCCCGCTCGTGGGCGCGGGCACCGGAGCGCAGTGACCCGATGCCGGAGAACACCGACTGGATGGTGGTCAGCGCACCACCGCCGATCAGTGCGCTGATCAGCGCGATGACGATCTCTGATGGCACGTCTACTCCCGGTGGTGATCGCGGGCCAGCCGGGTTGCCTCCCATCGGACCAGTGCTACGTCGCGCCACCGGCTGTAGAGCAGCAGGCCCACCGCGGCGAGCGCCAGGGCGGCGACCAGTGACGCCGGAGACAACAGGGTGGCCAGGACGACGGAGTACACGCCCCACGCGGCCCACAGCAGCGGCAGGCCGGTGTACTCCCCGATCCACCGGTCGGTGACCGCGCCGAGGGCGGACACCGACCCGCCGACGGCGAGGAACGCCGCCCACAGGTACACCAGGCTGCCGGTGGCCTGCTGCACGCTGGGGGTGGGCACTGCGGCGCCACCGACGCCGGCGGCGGCCATGAGGGTGTACCCGGTGACCCGGGCCCACCGCCGCGGGCGGGCGACCATCAGTCGTCTGCGTCGACGTCGGTGTCGCGCAGGGCGTTGTCGTAGGACTGGTAGCGGGGCTTCTCGCTGATGGGTTCCCGACGGATCGGCGCGGTGGCGTACGGGTGCCCTTCCTGGCGCAGTTCGCCGAACTCGATCGGCAGGGCCGCGCGGACCATGCCGTTGTCGAATACGGCGTACACGCCCTCGCCGTCGAGGGGCTGTCCCTTGGTGTCCTTGAACATGACGAAGCCGACGAGCACGGATCCTCCTACAGGTAGTGGATTGCGAGGGGTCGACCCGGCTGGGGCCGGGACGTGGGGTTCAGGATCTGAACGGCGTGGGCCAGGATGGCGGGCTTCTGGCGCTTGATGGGCTCGCCGGGGCACTGGGAATGCCCCCAGTCGTATCCGCTTTCGGCGCCCATGGAGTGGTGGCCGAGGCCCCACCCGGTGGGGCTGGTGGCCAGCTGCAGCGGCGCGCCGTAGACCTGGTGGGTGCGGGCCAGCAGCAGGCCGTTGGCGTGGACCTGCTCGGGGGTGAGGGGCTGCCCGGTCCAGCCCTCGTTTTCCACGGAGAGCCAGTACGCGTTGCCTGCGCGTTGGGTCCACGGCTGGTCATCGGTGTCGACGAGCTGGGCGATCCGCCCGGTACGGGAAATGGTGAAGTGGGAGGAGACCTCGGCAGAGGGGTTCAGCTGCCAGGAGATGGTGCCTTCGTAGCTACCGTCGGCGATGTGGATCACGAGGCCGCGGTGTTCGACCATCCGGTCCTCGGGCTCACCAGGGCGGCCGTCGCCGTCGCCGGAGTTGCGGGTTGGGCCTCGCCACTCGGCGATGTCGGTCCATTTGGGCATGGTGCTCCTCTCGTGGGTGGCGGGGTCACAGAGGCAGGACGGTGAGGACCCGATCGCCGAAGTTGCAGTTCAGGGTGCCGCTGATGGACTTGTACTTCGCGGTGAAGGTGTGATCGCCCGGGTTGAGGCCGCTGACCAGAGACACGGCGGAGTACCGGCCGCCGCCGATCCAGCTGGCGGTACCGGTGGAGGCGGTGACGTAGTGGACGGACTTGACCGCGGTGCCGTCGCCGGCGGGTACGGCGGTGGCGCCGGTGATGTCGTAGGACATGTAGCCGCCGGCTTGGGCGTTGGTGCCGGCGTAGTCGAACAGGCAGGTGACGATGACCAGGCACCGGCCGCTGGTGCCGATGGCCACCCCGGGCACGGTGGGCCCGGTGGTGGCCAGGTCGGTGTAGCCGGTGCTGGTGGTGCCTTGCTGGGTCACCACGCTGGCGCTCTGCTGCCCGAACGCGAGGGTGTTCAGCTCGACGGTCTCGCCGGTGAGGTCGACGGCGGCCAGGCCGTACCGGCCGGAGTCCAGGCGGCCGAGCTGGACGACGAGGTCCCCGCTGTCGTCCAGGACGCGCAGGGCCCCGCCCTTGATGGTGATCCCGCCGGCGCCGATGGTGGCCGCTTCCAGGCGGCGGGCGGCGGCGAGTTCCTTGACCTGCCGCTCCAGGTCGGCCAGGCGGCGCAGGAGGTAGTCGTCCCGGGGTGGGGCCTGGTCGGAGATCAGGGTCATTGGATCACGTCCTGTCCGGGAGCGAGCAGGATCGGGGTGATGGTCCCGGCGGCGGGGTCGAGGTCCCACCCGATGGCCCGGGCCACACCGGTGATCCCGGTGGGGTGGCGGTGGCCGGTGAGGTCGTAGCCGATGTCGTCGCCGATGGCCCAGTCGGTGCCCAGCACGGGGTAGGCGTCGGCGCGGGCGGTGATGGTCAGGATCTTCGCGCCGCGGGCGAGGATGGCCAGGGACGCGGCGGCGTGGGCGTCCAGGACGGTCTCGTCGGTGATGGACGTCGACGGGCTGTACCGGTGTTCGTACCGGGGCCACCCCGCGGCCAGCAGGGTGGTGTCCCGGGCGGGGTAGGACTGCGGCCGGGTGTCCCCCTCCCCGCTGCTGGTGGCCACGACGTGGTTGGCGCCGGAGCCGGAGGAGTAGTCCTCGGAGTAGGTGTACCGGGCCTCCGACGACCCGACCGCGGACAGCACGGCGCTGGCGGTGCCCGTGGTGAACACCGCCGTGGGCGACCCCGAGGCGTACCCGATGCGGGACCGGACGCGCACCGTCTTGGCCACCGCCGTCTGGGTGGTGTCGGTCCACGACAACGCAACCGTCCACTCCGGACCGTCCTCGACGCCCATCAGTTCCCGCAGCGCGGAGTAGACCGACTTGTCGTCCTGGTCGAGGTAGGTGCGTTCCCGCAGGGTCCCGGTGGCCGGGGCGTCGACGACCAGGCCGATGCCCTCGACGTTCGCGTCACCGACCAGGCCGGCGGCGATGACGGAGGCCTCGTCGACGTCGACCCAGTCGTGGTCGCCCACGTACCGGCGGTCGAGGTACCCCTCCACCGACACGCACCCCAGGTCCACGGTCGCCTCGGTGCCACCCTTGCGGACCAGGACGATGCCACCCCACACCGGTTGGCCGTTCAGGACGGCGACGATCAGGGACCGGCCGGGTTCGGTGGCGGCTTCCCAGTTGCGGGGCGGGGCGCCGTACCCGCCCAACGGGATGGGCAGGCGCAGGGCGGTGGAGGTGTACGCGCCGAGCAGCCCACCGAGGCTGCCCTGCGTCGCCAGGTCCGGGAGTTCCTCCACGATGCGGCCGGTGACCAGGTCGCACCCCAGCCAGGTGATGACGGTCATCAGATCACCACACCGGTGCCTGTCACCGCGGCGCCGATGTCCTCCACGACCAGCTGGGTGGTGAACTCCGCGTCGCTGTTGTTGATCGACACGCTGCCCGTGCCGGCGATCCTGCCTACGCACAGCAGTAGGGAGACCGTCTGGTTGGCCCCGGGGGTGTAGGTGACGGAGATCTGCTTGTCCTCGGAGACGTTGGCATCGGTCTGCCGACTGTGGACGGTCGCGCCGGGCAGCACCCCGCTGGTGGTCAGGGCGGTGCCGGCGGTGTTGATGCGGATCCTCGCGCGGATCTCGTCGTTGACGACCGTCGAGTCCAGATGTAGCGGGGACGTCCAGATGCGGTACTGGCGCCCGTTCTGCAGGGCGACGTTGTCCAGGCGCAGGACGCCGGCGTCGGCCGCCGTGGTGGTCGACGACGCGGTGGTCCGCTGCCCCCAGGCGATGATCCCCCGGTAGCCGACCGGCACCCAGGCGCTGCCGGTGTCGACCTCGAGCATGTTGATGTCGAGGCGGTGCCGGTACCGGCCGGCCACGGCGGCGGCCAGGTCGGAGGCCGCCCGGACCGGGACGATCCCGCCGGGAGCGACGGTGAAGGGGCGTTCGTCGGTGACGACCGCGGACCCGCCGCCGGAGGCGGGGACGTCGATGGTGGCCAGGCGCATCGCCCCGGCCGGGGTGGCCGGCCGGGACGGCGACGCCGCCGGGGTGCCGGCGATGTACTCGGTGCGGGCCAGCCGCAGCCCAGAGGAGTCCTCGTCGTTGTCGTACACCCGTGCGACGACGATGTCCTTACGCGGGTTCGTGGCGTCGGCGGGGGTGAGGGTGGCGGTTTCGGTGGCGGGGATGGCCACCCAGTACGGCCCTTGGGGGGTGGACAGCCCGGGGTCGACGCACGCCACCCCGGGCTGCACGGAGATGGTAGACCCGCCCAGGGACACCTGCAGCTGCGCGCCACCGGGGCGCACGCCCTGCCGGCCGCCGAGCAGCCGCCCGTCGTACATCAGGGCCAGGGCCATGGCCTGGCGCATCTCGTTGGCCGAGTACGCCGGCGCGCCGCCGGAGGCGTTGATCCACAGCGGGTCAGCCACGGTGCTCCTCTCAGTGCCAGGTGTCGCGCCACGTCGTGGTGAGCGCGGCCGCGGGGTCGTAGGCGCTGGCGTCGAACGCCAACTCGGCGGTGCCGGACGGTAGGACGGGCCACCCGCCGGAGGCCTGCCCGCGCCTGCTGGCGGTGCCGTTGAGGTAGACGGTGCGGGCGGCGGTGTCGATGTCGACCCACTGCCCGGCGGTCAACGTCAGCCACAGCCGCAGGGTGGTGGTCCCCGCGTCGGTCAGCAGGCTGATCCGGGGTTCGACCACCGGCCCGTCGACGCGCAGGGTCAGCCCGGCGTCCTTGGTGCCGGCGTTGGTGATGGTGGCCCGGCCGGAGGTGACGGTGGCGGCGATGCTGACCGGGGCGGTCAGCGGCAGGGTCAGCCCGCCGGTGGTCGACGGCAGGCCGAGGACCACCTGGTGGGCGGTGGCGGAGTAGATGCTCGGGTCCAGGCACACGAACCCGGCCTGCACGTAGGTGTACCCGTCGATGTGCCGGGACTCCGGGTCGACCATCCGGGGCCGGCCCCGCATCAGGTACTCCGTGCCGGCCACCGCGAACGTGAGGTCCAGGTCGGTGTCGGAGGGGGCGAACGCGGCGAGCAGCTGCCGCATGCCGTCCAGCCACCCGGCCGCACCGACGCCCATGACGACCAGGCGCATGCCCAGGGTGACCGGTTCGGTCCACTCGGCGCCGGACCACCCGCCGTGCCCCCACGCCCGCGGCCCGGCCTGGTCGGCGCGCACCGCCCGGGTGAACGGGTTGAAATGCTGCCCGCGGACGAACCGGAACAGGGTGCCGGGTCCGATCACCAGGTCGCGGATCTGCAGCTGCCCGTCGGCCAGGGCCATCAGTGCACTCCCGCCATGGTCAGCTCCTCCTGCACCTGCCGCAGCGAGAACCGGTCGGAGAACGCCTTGACCTCCAGGTGCTCGACGGTGAGCCCGCGGCCGCCGCCGTCGCGCACGGCGTCGCGGATCATCCCGGTCAGGGTCGACAGCGGGGCCACCGCCTCGTCCTGCCCGGCCTCCGCCCCCACGAACGGCACCCCACCGGGTCGGGCGCGCAGCACACCACCGTCGGCCAGCCGGGGGATGTCCGGGAACAGGTCCGGCACGGAGAACCCCTTGCCGCCGACGCCGGGCACCCAGTCCGGCACCCGGATGGTGAACCCGAGGTCGAGCCGGTTCCAGATGTCGATCACCTTGTTGATCCCGCCCCGGGCGGCGGCGACGATGCCGTCGAACAGGCCCCGGGCAGCCGACCAGATCCGCCCGGGCAGGCCCCGCACGAAGCCGACGATGCGACCCAGCCACTCCGACGCCCAGTTGTAGACCGACCGGAACAGCGCCAGCCAGTTGTTGAACGAGTTGCGCACGTACGGCCAGGCCACGTCCACGATCCACGCCACGACGGCCTTGATCGCCCCCCAGACGGCCTGCCAGACCGCGGTGACGACCCGGCGGAAGGTCTCGTTGCGCTGCCACAGCAGGACCACCACGGCGACCAGGGCCACGATCGCCAGGATGATCAGACCGATCGGGTTGGCCGACAACGCCGCGTTGAGCAACCACTGCCCGGCCGCCCAGGCCTTGGTGGCGATGTTCGCGGCGATCGCCGCGGCCCGGGTGGCCACCGTGGCGATGACCGCCCGGCCCTTGGCCAGGATGCCGGTGTTCGTCGCGGCGGTCTCGGCGACCTGGACCCCGGTCGCGGCCCGGGTCACCGCCGTGTTCGCCGACAGGGCCGTGGTGTGCGCGGCCAGGGAGGCCCGCAGGCCCCAGTTCGCCGCGACCTCCGCCACCTTGATCGGCAGCGACGCCACGGCGGCGAGGTTCGCCCCGGTCTGCGCGACCCTGCTGATGACGAACCCGGCGGCGATCAGGGGCAGCAGGTCGACGAGCACGTCCAGGTGGTCAGCGGCGAACCCGACCACCGCGGCGGTGACCGACAGGGTGTCCCGCAGGCTGCCCCCGTCCACGGAGGCCTGCGCCAGCGCCGGCCCGACCCGGGAGGCGGCCGCCGCCAGCTGGGGCAGCATCCCGATCACCTGGTTGCCCACCGTCCGCACGGTGGTCAGGACGGTGCTGATCCGCTCCTGCCCCTGCGCCGAGTTGAGGAAGTTCCGCAGCCGGGTGGTGCCGGCCTCCAGGCCGGACAGCAGGCCCTGCCCGGCCTCCGCACCGCCGGCGCGGACCAACGCGACGATGATCCCGACGACGTTGCCGCCGATGACGGCGAGCTGCCGCAGCATCTGCACCCCGGTGCCGATCCACCGCGACATCTGCCCCGAGGCCCGGGCGGAGGCCACGAACCGTTCGAACCGGATGGCCAGCTGCAGCACCCACGCGGCCAGGGTCGGCAGGTACCGCGACCCTTCGGCGCCGATGCCGGTCAGCCCGGCCAGCACCGGCACCACCGCCCGGGCCAGGGACCGGGCGGTGGCCACCACGTTGCCCAGGGTGCGGTCCACGTCGGCGGCGTACCGGCGGGAGGCCACCAGCCCGGCCGCCGACCGGATCGCGGTGTTCCACGCCCCGCCCATCTCACCGAGGCGACGGGACAGGATCGGCAGGTACCGGTCGGACAGACGTTGCACGTCCCCGGCCGTGTTGGCGAACACCCGTTGCTGCACCTGCCGCTGCACGGCCTGCCACGCCGGGGCCAGGGCCTTGACCTTGTCGACCAGGGCCTTCGCCGCCGGGGCCAGCTTGGCGTAGGCCTCGGCCTGCTTGTCGACCGCGCCGGCGGCCTTCGTCCCAGACTCGGTGGCGCGGTCCTGGGCCTCGGTCAGGTCCTTCTGCGCGTCGACGAGCTCGGCCTGGGCATCGCGCTGCCGCTCCAGGGCGTCCTGCACCGACCTCGACCCCTCGACCCCCACCTTCGCAGCCTGGGCCTGCTCGGCGGCCAGCTCGGCGTGCCGGGCCTTGGCCTCGTCCAGGGTCTGCAGGCTCTCGCGGTAGGCCAGGTCCGCCTCGGCGATCGCCGCCGGGTCCTGCCGCCGGCGGCTCTGCAGCTTCCGCAGCTCGGCCTCGGACTCGGCGGCGTTACGGGCCGCTCGTTCCTCGGCCAGCGCGGCGCCGTTGACGTCCAGGGCCAGCTGCCCGATCCGCTGCTGCTCTTCCCTCCGCGCGTCGTTGAGCTCCCGGGCGGTGCGGATCACGTCCCGCTGGGCGGAGGCGATGCGCTTCTGCGCGGCCTCGTACGCGGCGGCGGCCGCCCGGGCCCCGCCCGCGCCGCCGCCACCACCGCCGCCGCCCCCGCCGCCGGTGGATTCGCCGAAGGCGTCACCGAGGTTGGCCATGGCCAGGGTCAGCACCCCGATCCCGGCCGCCGCGGTGACCGCCGCCGACGGCACCACCCCCAGCACACCTACCGCCCCGGACACCGCCGAAGCCAGGGCCACGGCCTGCGCGGCCGCGTACGCCATGCCCCCACCGAACGCCACCGCCCCGCCGACCCGGAACAGGCCGCCCAGGATCGACCGCAGCCGGCTGGTCTCCCGTTCCATCCCGCCGGCGAACCGGCGGCCGGCGGCCTGCCCGGCCCGGGCCGCCGCCGGCTCCAACCGGCCCAGGACCCGCTCCAGGCGGGCCACCGTCCGGTCCATCGCCGACGTGAGGCCCCGGTCGGCTTCCCGGCCGAACCCGGAGGTGTCCGGGCGGACCCGGACGAGGCCTTCACCGATCACCCGCGCCACCCGCACACCCCCCTGTGTCGTTATCCGGCCATGGCCACCAGGGCGGCCACCTCGGCGTGCCGGGACTCGCTCGTCGACGCGCCCGATCCGGCGCCGGACGTGGACCCGCTGTCGCCGGTGAGGACCTCGGTCACCCGGTCCGGCTCACCACCCAGGGCGGCCAGCAGCTGCCGCCGGTGGTCCCACTCGTCACACAGCCCGTGCAGCAGCCGCACCCCGGCTGCGGCGCTCATCCGTAGGAGACCGACCCCGGGGTCGTCGACGTCCCCACCACCGCCAGCGGTGACTGCTGTTCCTGCTCCTGGCGGCGGAGGAAGTCCTGGAACTGCTCGGTCGACATCGGGGCCTGCTCGACGGTGCGCCGCGAGAGCGAGACGACCGTCGAGGTAGGACCACTGGTCGACGGCCCAGGCACAGAGTGCGAGGGCCGTGACGTAGGGACCTCGGACAGGTCCTCCACGATCCCTTCCATGACGTCGTTCTGCACGTCAGCGTCGATGGCGTGCTCACGGCAGAACAGCCGGAACCGGTCGTACTCGGCCTCCCCGAGCGCGCCGAGGAAGAAATCCGCCAGGGCGACGACCGCGGTGGGGCTGGTCGTGCTGACCCGCCGTTTGGTCAGGCGCACCAGCTCGCACAGGTCCAGCAGCTGCATCTCACCCATGACCCGGAACGTCTCCCCGTCGAGAGTGAACGAGGGGAACACCTGCAGCAGCGCCTCGACCAGGTCCTGCCGGTCCTGCTCGCCGCCGGCCGGCACCGGGCGCCCGTCGAGGTCGGCGAGCACCTGCCGGGCGCGGGTGCGGTTGGCGCCGACCCAGGTGAGCAGCCCGGTCGGGTCCTCGACGGCCGGCCGGGTCTCGGCCGCCTTACGGGCCGCCGAGGTGTAGGACCGGGCCATCATGCCCTCGTCGGGGAGGCGAGGATCGCCTTGAATGGGGCGATGTTGTACGCCGGGCGCGCCAACTGGAACGTGTTCGCGATCCCGGCGGCGTCGGCGCCGCGCTTGCGTTCCAACTCAACGTTGCCGGTCTGCAGGCCCTCCCGGAACACCCAGCGCTCGGTACCGTCCTGCGACTGGTAGCCGAGCATGACCCGCAGGTCCGCACCCGGGTCGTGCGGCTCGAACGTCACGATGCCCGTCCCGGTGGTGATCGTGCCCCCGTTCCACGCCCGGCGCAGGTTCGTGGCGGTCAGCTGCATCAGCATGAACTCCACCGTGATGTTGCGGGAGTTGATGGCCACGTAGATCGGGTCGATCTCCTCGGCGACCTCCACCGTGCCGGTGTCGATCGAGTAGGTGATCTTCGAGCCCTCTTTGGTGTAGCCGAGGTCGACGAACCCGGCGTCCCATGGCGTGACCAGGTCGGTCGGCTCGGGGGTGCCCAGCGGGCCGAGCCGCAGCGTGCCCGGCCCCAGCGCGAGCTGCCCTTTGTTTCCTGGCATGGTTTCTCCTCTATGGGTGCATGTAGCGGTCCAGCGCCGGGCCGACCGCCGGCCGGGCCGGCAGGTACCGGGTGCCGAACTCGTGGAACGACATGTAGAAGTGGTCCTGGTCCCAGGACACGTCGGCGTACGGGCCGCGCGGGTCCCGGCCGGGCCAGGGTTGGATCGACTCGGCGCCCTCCCCGGTGTTGTGCACCGCGTGCGCCCGGGCGTCCAGGGCCACCCCCCAGGCCACCTGCAGAGTCAGCTCGGCGGCCGCGGTGTCGTCACCGAGCTCGGCGATCTCCCTGTTGTCCAGGCGCAGCCGGTAGGTGCCGGCCACCGGCGGTCACTCCCCGTCGTTCGGCGGGCGGACGAGGATCTCCCACCCGTTGGGGACCACGTTGCCCACCGGGACCCGGTCGCCGGCGTTGTGGGCCCTCGCCCCGCCGTGCACGTACAACGCCGTGGTGGCGATGACGTACCCGCCGCCGGGCAGCCGGGCGGCGGCCTGGGCGCGGGCGGCGGCCAGCTCGGCTTCGGCGTCGGCGACCCGCCGCGCCACCTGGTCGTCGTCGCTGTCGCCGCTGGCCGGCGCGTCGACGGGCTGGGTGTCCGGCTCGTCGACGCGCTGCACCGGCCCACCGTCCGGCGCGGTGGCCGGTTCCGGGGCAGGCTCGTCGACGCGCTGCGCCTGGTCGTCGTCGGGGGCGGGGGCGGGTTCGGTGACCCGGTCGCCGGTCGGCTCGTCGACGGGCTGGACGTCCGGTTCGGTCGTACGTCGCGCCATTCAGGCACCCACCTTCCAGGCCCCGAAGGACAGGCCCACGTTCGTCGAGTAGGTCATGGACAGCAGCCCGCCGGCGTCGCCGAACACGTCGGCCGGGAACGGGCCCCGGACGGCGTACCCGTTGGCCGGGACGGTGATGGCCAGGTCGGCGATCGCCTGCCCGCGCACGGTGCCGGGGGTGTCGATGGTGACGGTGATCGCCGACCCGGTGGAGTTCTCCAGGAACAGCCACACGTCGGCGCCGGCGGGGAACTTGTCCCCGCTGGCCCCGGCGGCGGTCGGTGACAGGTCGGTGGTGTTGGCCGCGCGGCTGATCACGCCGACGCCCACTGTGGCCACGGTGCCTCCTCAGTCGAGGTAGTACTGGACCTGGACCTGGTAGGCCAGGATGCTGGTCGGTCCGGTGTCGTCGGCGGCGTAGTCGGCGCTGCCCCCGCTGATCCCGGTGTAGGTGAACCCGCCGGTCAGCTCCGGTTGCTCGGCCAGGACGGTCTCGATGACGGCGGCGATCTCCTGGACCCGGGCGTCGGTGTCGACGACCTCGGCCCCGGGGGTGGCCACCCGCACGTACACCCCGACCTGGGCGGTCTCCAGCCACAGCTCGGCGTGCCCGTCGTGGCCGGCGGAGGCCCTCGTGAAGCGGATCCCGCCGCCGTAGACGCACTGCTGCTCGGCGACCCGGCCGGGCCAGGCGTAGGCCACCTGCAACCCGGCCAGGGGCAGGCCCGGGCCGGTCAACGAGGACAGCCGGTTGAACAGGGCCCGCTTGGCCGCCAGGGCTTCGGTCATCATCGGCGGCCGCCGTGGTGCAGGGAGAAGAACTGCGGGTCGTAGTCCAGGGTCCGGCTGGCTGGGGCGGCCTGGGTGCCGCCGGAGTCGCTGACCCGGCGGGAGTACCGGCCGTAGGCGGCGTCGACCTCGGGGATGCCGGTGCGGTAGGCGTCCGGCAGGGCCAGCCGGTAGGTGCCCATCTCCGCCACCGTGAACGACACGGCCCGGTCGGGGATCTGGGTGGTGCCCAGCTGCAGCCGGGACCGGAACCGGGTCAACGCGGCGCGGACCAGGTCGGCGGGGGCGGTGTCGTTGCCGTACTCGTACTCCAGGACGACGTTGCCCTCACCGGCGGTCCACACCGCCCTGTCGGTGCGGCGCAGCACCCCGCCGGGTCGCACCGACAGGGCGGCGAGCTGGGCGCCGAGCACCGGCACCGGGGTCTGCCCGTAGGCGGGGGCGACGGCGGCCGACCGGATGGCCCGCACCCCCTGCAGGACGATCCCGCCGCGCATCTCCTGCCCGGCGTCGGGCAGGACCACGTCCGGGGTGCCGGTGCCGTCGAGGGTGACCCGCCGGTAGCGGGGCACCCACGCCTGCGCGCAGATCCACTCGCACTCCTGCTCGACCTCCGTACGGGCCCGCTCCAACGCGCTGGTCGGGTACTTGGTCCGGTCGGCCAGGGACGCGTCGGAGGCCCGGCCCTGGGCGAGGGTGAACAGGAACCCGCCGACGATCTCCACCTGGTCGTGCTCGATCACCACCGTGCCGCCCACGGTGCCCGACCAGGTCACGTCCAGCACGGTCAGCTGCGCCTGGGCGGGCATCGCGTACGACCACCCCTGCCCGTCCGGGGTGGCGGTGCCGGAGAACACCGCGGTGTTGTCCGGGCCGGTGCCGACCACGGTCACGTCGGTGGCCACCGCCGGGTCCTCCCCGACGTAGAAGGTGTGGGTGAGGGTGGCCGCGGCGGTGCGGGCGATGCGGGTCAGGGTGCCCATCAGCCGACCCGCACCGATCCCTCGACGGTGCCGGAGAGCACCTCGACGTAGATCCCCCGGGCGGCCCGGATGCCCCCGTCGCCGTACCAGGCGTGGACGCTGGCGTCGGTGGCCACCGCGACCGTGTCCAGCAGCGTCCCGGCGGCCGCGGACGGGTTGTCCCACACCCGCACCACCGCCGCCGCGGTGGCCCGCAGGGTCAGGCCCCGGTAGACCGCCGGGCCCGCGGTGACGACCTGGTTGGCCCCGGTCAACGCGACCGGGGCCGCACCCACCCCGGGCATCAGCGGATCCGGAGCTTGACCTGGACCAGGCCGGCCGGGACGGCCAGGCCGGTGCCGGTGTGCGCGAACGCCGCGGTGAGCAGGTCCCCGGCGGCCGGCTGCAGGTCCGCCGCCGTGGCGGACAGGGTCAACGTCTCCGGGGTGGTGGCCACCCCGTTGACGCTGGAGTACGCCCGGGTGGCCATGACGATCGTCCCGGCCCCGGCGACCCGGTTCCGCAGGCTCAGGGTCACGTAGTTGGACCCGTTGGCGGTCATGTTCGCCCCGGGCACCCACAGGACCTCGGTGACCGTCGCGGCGAACGGCAGCTCGACGATGGGGACCTCCACCGCCGTGCCGGCCGCCGTCGGCGGGATGGACGCGGAGTAGGTCAGGTCACCGCGCAGCTCGTCGTATTTGATGGACACGCTCGTCTCCTCACGCTCGTCTGATGTGGACGGTCAGTTGGCGCCGCGGTAGAAGCCGCGGTGCTCCAGCGGCGTGCCGGAGTAGGTGTGCCGGATCTTGTAGGTGTACTTGTCGGCGTTGAACATGGTTCCGGTGTTCGCGTCGGCCTGGGTGAACAGCTCCGGGTCCTGCCGCCCCTGGTAGAAGCCGATCTCGATCAGCGGGCACATGGCCGGGTCGGCGGCCAGGAACCAGTCGTTGGTGTCGGTCCAGTAGTCCAGGACCTCGAAGTCCAGGCCCCGGTGCATGTTCGGCACGGTGGCGTCGTTGGTGCCGGTGATCGCCACCGCCGACGTGGTCAGCTGGAACGCCAGCTCCTCCAGCTCGGCCGGGACGACGATCAGCCGGGGCGTCAGCGACAGGATGTTGGTGGCGTCGCCGTAGGCGGCCTGCTTGCGCATCTTGCGCCGCCCGGTGGACAGGGTCGTCTGGCTCAGCACCGCCGGGTTGTCGGTGTTGCCGTGGTTGGTGTGGAACAGGGCGGTGGAGTCGTAGGTGCACACCACGTTGGTGATCAGCAGGTCCCACACGAACCGGTACAGAGTGATCGCGGCGGCCAGGCCCAGCAGCCGGGGGATGTTCCGCACCGCCCCGATGTCGTCGTTGGCGATCATCTCCAGAGTGAGGTCGTCGGTCCCACCGCGCTTGATCACCTGGTAGACGGCCTCCTCGTCACCCGGGGAGGGCAGCGGCTGGTACGGGGCGCCCTCGTTGACCACCGGCAGGGTGCCGTACCCGCCGATGCGGGCCCGCTTCTGCTGCCGGAAGTCCGCCACCGGGACCACATCGGAGACGATCTTGCGCCAGGACTGCAGGGACGGCTGGGCGTACATCCGGATCATCCGACGAGTGATGGAGTCACCCAGGACCTGCGCCCACGACGCGGCGGTCAGCGACTCCGGCGACCGGACGGCGGAGTCGAAACCCGCGCCGAAGCACTCCCGGAGGATCTTGCGGTTGATGTCCTCGCCCCAGGCCTGCGGCCGGTACCCGGTGATGTCCAGGTACGCCTCCCGGAACGACCGGTACCCCTTGGTGTAGTCGCCGTCGAAGAACGCGTCCAGGGCGGCGGTCTTCTTCTCGGTCGACTCCTTGGTGACCTGGGCGTTGCCGATGGTCGGGGCGCCGACCAGGCCGGCCCGCTCGACCATCGCCAGCCCGGCCTTGATGGAGGAGATCTGCGCGTCGACGGCCGACTCGGTGACCTGCGCGGGCAGGGCGGCGGTCACCGACTCGACCACCGAGATCGGCAGCCCGGCGGCCTCCACCTTGTGGCGGATCATCAGCTGGCCGAGGAACGACGTCTTCGGCGCCGCTCCGCCGGCCTCCAGGCCGCGCTGCACGCTCTCCGTCGCCCCGGCGGCCGCCCCGGCCGCCGCGGTGGTGCCGGTGGTGCCGGTCGCGGCGGTGGTGCCGGCGTCGCCGGCGGCCGGGCCGGTCCCGGCCGGCGCCGTGGTGGTGGTGCCGCCGGCGTCGCCGCCGGCGGCCGGGGTCGTCGCCTTGGTCAGACCGACCGCGGCGAGCTGCTCGGCGCTGGCGGTGCTGAGTGCGGCGAGCAGTTGTTCCGTGCTCACAGTCACGTCGGACTCCTCGTGGTCGCCGGCAGGCGCTCCGCCTGCCGGGTCGGTCTGATCGGTGCCGCCGGCGACCATCCGGGTGGGGATCCCCCCGGCGGCCGGGTCGGCGACGATGTCGGCGGAGTTGACCCGCACGATCGCGGTGGCCTCGTCCAGGCGCTGCTCGCCCTCCACCACCGGCCGGTAGGTGGCGTACACGTCGTGGCTGATCCCGACCACCGGCGGCAGCCCGGCCTCCTGCGCGGCCAGGGTCGCGTCCAACGCCTCGGCGGCCTGCACCGCCGAGGGCAGCAGGTGCAGGTCGGCGTACAGGCCGTCGGATTCGGCGGTGACGTCCCGGTAGGACCCGACCAGCCCGGCGATGGTGGACGTGCGCAGCTCCGCGTCGGTGCGGTGGTGGTCGTAGGCCTTCGCGCCCTCGTACAGGCCGGTGGCGGCGGTCATCACCGCCTCCGGGTACCGGCGTCGGTTCTTCGAGTCGCCGAAAGCGATGATGCGCACGCGGAAGACGCGGCCGCCGCCGACGCCGGTGCCCTTGGCCTCGATGACCCGGCCGGGGATCCGGTCGCGGGCCGGGTGGGTGCTCATCTGCTGCGCCTCCGCGGTGCTGGTCGTGCCGGTGGTGCCGAACGGGGTGGCCGTCCACGTCGGGCCGCGTGTCCAGGTCAGGGCGTCGAAGGTGACCTCGACCGGTGGCACCGGGTCCGGTTCCGGGTCCCCGTCGGCCAGGTACGTCAGGGTCATGTGCGGGGTGAACCCGTGCGCCTGGTCGACGGGCAGCCCGGCGGCGGCCAGCTGGTCGACCAGGTCGTCCCGCAGCTCGGCCAGGCCGGGCACGTCGACCGGGACCCACACCGGGGTCCCGTCGGCGCCGGCGGGGAACCGGCCGAGCCCGCCGACGGTGCCGGTCAGCGGCCCGGACCCGGCCGCCACAGTGGCCACGACCTTGGCGACGGCGGCCACCTGGTCGTCGGTGAGGTCCTGGCCGAGGTAGGCCAGGGTGACGTGCAGTTCGTTGGCCGGCAGCCCGCCGGGCACGGCCAGGGACGCGGCGACGTCGTCGGGCAGGTCCAGGGCGACCATGGTCGCCCCGGCCGGCACGGTGCCGGTCGCCTCGGTGGTCCGCACCGGGGCGGTGCCCATCAGCTGCCGTCGGCCAGCTTGTCGAGCTTGGCCAGCAGGGTGGTCCGCGGCTTGGCCCGGAGGTTCTCGGCGGCCCGGGCGGCGGCCGCCCGGTCCCGGTCGGTGCCGACCCAGTCCAGTACCTGCTCCGGGGTGCCGTCGGGCACCTGATCCACCGTCGGGGTGTCCACACCGGACCCACCGTCCGGGCTGCCCGGGTCGGCCAGGGTGGTCAGGTCGGCCTGGGTGGTCGGGCCGGCCGGGGTGGTCGGGCCGGCCGGGGTGGTCGGGCCGGCCGGGGTGGTGGGGGTGGTCGGGTCGGCGTCGCGGGTGCGGGGCGGCTGGCCGTTCGGGGTGGGCAGCGCCGGGGCGGGCTGGACGTCCTCGGCGGTCGGGTCCTGCTCGGCGGTGGCCAGCCGCCCGTCGGCGGTGACCGCGGTGGTCTGCCCGTCGTGGGTGGTGACCAGGTACCCGCCGCCGTCGGCGCGGCTGATGTCGCGGATCTCGCGGACCTTCATACCGAGAGCACGGGCGGCATCGGCGCGGGTCAGGGACATGGCTCCTCCAAGAGAGGCAGGTGGGGTGGAAACGGCGACGACGCCCGGCCCCCGGTGGGGGCGAGGCGTCGTCGTGACGAGGGTGGGCGGTGCCCGGCGGTCAGGTGCCGGTGATGCCCATGATCTGCCGGGCCCGGTCGTGGAACTCGGTCTCGGCGGCGGCCGGGGCGTCCAGGTCCACGTGGTGGACGTTGTAGTCGCTGCCCGGCTTCGGGTGCTCGGTGGGGTGGAACCCGGCTTCGTCGGCGTGCTGGGCGGTCCACTCGGCGTGGAAGTCACCCAACGCGCGGAGCTTGCGGACCCGGGCCTCGGACGGGCGGACCGGGTCCCGGCGGGGTCGTTCAGCCCGGCGGCCGTTGTCCTCGTTCACAGCCACTTGGTTGCCTCCCAGTCGGATCCGAGCATCGTCGTCTTGCCGATCCACTGCTCACCGTCGCCGACGGCGGTGCGGCCGCACTGGCTGATCTCGTACGGCGTCGGGAAGTCCGCCGAGCCGAACTGCTCGTACTCCGCGCGTTCCAGGATACCTTTCGCCTCCTCGATCTGGGCGTCCAGAACGGCGGCGTACCGGCGGAGGTCCTCGGCGGCCGCGCCGGTCGACGCGCGGGCGTTACGCATCATCGACTCGGCCTCGCCGGTCAACTCCTGGACCTCGGCCCGCAACCGGTCCAGCACGTCGCTGGCAGACTCGTCGTCGAGGAAGTCGTACCCGGCCCGCGCCCAGGCGTAGCCGCCGACGTCGATGTTGGCGTGCAGGTCGATGCGCTCGACCCCTTGCTCCCGGTACCACCGCTCCAGGTTGGCGTTGAACGCCGCGGCGAACCCCCGGCCCTGGTAGCCATTTTCCAGGGACAGGTAGGCATGCACGGCGATCAGCTTGCCGCGGTGGTCGCGGTAGTACGCCCGCTCCCACAGGCCGGCCTCCCGGCCTCCGTCGCCGGTGCTCTCGTCGAAGACCAGGCCGCGGACGCGGATGCCGGAGCTGTTCCCGGAGGAGCCGAAGTAGTCGTACCGCTCGACGTCCTGGACCTCGGCGACCAGGCCGGCGTACTCACCGTCGAAGACGCGGTTGAGGACCTTGAGCAGCATGGTGCGGTTGACGGCGTGGTCCAGGTCGACCTGCAGCATCCCGCCCAGGTCGGTGACCGGGGCCGGTGGTTCGGTCACCCGTCGCCGTTTCGGCAGCCCCCCGGGGGTGGTCGGCAGGCCGGGTGCCCCCGGGGTCTTGGACCACTTGCCGTCACCGTCGCGGGGCTGGTGGGGGTCGAACCCAGCGGCGGCGACGAACCGGCCGGAGCGGCCTTCCTGGGCGTCGTCGACGACCTGGGCGACGTCGGCCGGGTCCGCGTCGGGGGCGTCCAGGTCGGCGGTGTAGGGCACGCCGACGTAGTCCTCCCACGCCTTGCGGGCGGCGATCGCCGCGGCCTCCTGCGACAGCACACCCGCCTTGACCATCTTCTCCAACCCCGTGCTGAGGTTGAGCAGGATCTTCGCGGTGAACTCGGCGTCCGACGCGCTGACCGAGGGGCCGGTGACGGTGACGGACTGGGCGGCGGGGATGTCGAACTCGGCGCCGGTGCGCGGGTCCCGGGCGGTGACCATCTGCGGCAGCCGGCGGGCGGCCACCGCCCGGTCGACGGCGAAGCGGACGAGGTCGGTCTGGTAGGCCAGCCACAGTTTCTGTACCCCCCCGACCCGGCGGCGGACCGGCTCGGCCATCGTCAGCGACGTGGCCCGGTTCGCCCCGTCGGGTTCGGCCAGCCACGTCTTGGCCAGCCCGGCTCCGCCGGCGACCAACGTGAGGACGTTCTTGCCGGCGATGGAGTCCTCCTCCGCCCCCGTCGAGGCGGTCTTCGGCTCCCAGGTGACCTTGTGGTTGTGGACCTCCACGGATCCGGATGGGGGGACGTGGACCCCGCCGCGGGCGGCGACGAACTGGTCGACGTCGTCCTGGCTGCCGTCGACGGTGACGTCCCACACCAGGTACCGGGCCAGGGCGGTGCGGTCGATCAAATTGGAGATCACCCCGTCGTAGGAGTCGAGGTGGTCCAGGATCGGGGTGAGGAACGGGTCGCCGCGGACGTCGTCGAGCAGGGCCTGCCAGGACCGCCACCACATGACCTGCCCGTCGCGCAGCCCGGTGGTGTCGTCCACGGCGGCGACCTGCAACGCCAACGGGTCCCGGCCGGCCCCGGAGCCGAACACCAGCGCGTCGGGCCACAGGGGGTTGCCGCCGAGCAGGCGCACGTCGGAGATCGCCGACACCGGGGCCGGGGAGAACCGGACCACCCCGGACATGCGCCCGACGAGCAGCTCCAGGGCGGTCTCACCCATCAGCAGGTGATCGCGCAGCAGCCGCTCCTGCAGGACGCCCAGCTGTACCCGGGGGTCGTTCCAGAACTGGTCGACGACGACGGCGACCTGCGGGTTGGTGGCCTGGTAGGCCACGCCGACGTCGCCGACGCAGAACGCCACGTAGGTGTCGATGATCGCTCGGGCCATCGGGTTGGACCGGTACGCGGCCACCGAGTAGATCCGGGCCTTCTCGGTGGTCCACCACGGGACCTCCCGGTGGCCACCGGACCCGGCCGGGCGCCACCCCCGCTCCCCGTCGACGCCGTCGGCGGTGTACGCGGCACCGGCCGCACCGGTGGAGATCACCTGCTGCGGGGTGGCCTCCACCGACCGGGCCGGTGCGGCCAGGCGGGCGGGGCGGGAGGGGAACAGCCATGACCTCACGGTGACACCTCACCCGGTGGCACGTCGGCGGGCGGCGCGGCGGCGGCCTGGGCCTGGGTGTGGGCCACCCACGCCAGCACCACGCAGATCACCGACCCGGTCAGCACCGACCACCACCAGGTGCCCGTCAGGGCGCCGACGGCGACGACCAGGCCGACCAGGCCGACCAGGCCGAGCAGGTTGGACACCAGCGCCGGGGCCTGCACGTCGGGCACCGTCACGGTGATACGCATCGTCGTCTCTCCTACAGGGACAGTCGGCCGCCCGGCCGGTACAGGCCACCGGTGGCCGTCGGTGGCGCGGCCACGGCGGCGGGGGCCGCCGGGCGGGCCAGGTCCTGGAACCGCAGCAGCGCGGCCAGGGCCAGGGTCCCGCCGACCACGGGTGAGATGTCAGCGGAGGCCAGCTTGCGGCCCCACGCCCACAGGCCGTCGCCGATCGGGCGGCTCACCGAACCGTCGATCGCCACGGTCAGCTCCGCCTGGCCGAGGTGCACCAGCTGGCCCTGCCGGACGGTGTCGGTGAAGTCCCCGCACGCGGCCCCGTACTGCGGCACGGTCGGGATCCACAGGTGGCCCCGCTTCCAGTCGTCCTTGCGGTCCTTCATCCGGTGGATGCCGGCCCGGTCCATCGGCAGGATCAGCGTCGACGACGGTGACTTCTCGTCCAACGCCCACGCCACCGGGTTCAACTGGGCTCGCCACTTGGCGATGCTGTCCATCAGCCAGGCCGTGCCTTCCCCGTGCTCCAGGACCACGATCCGGGGCAGACCCAGCGGGTCGAACCCGGCGGCGACGATCGCGGCGTGGTCCCGCTTCGGGGTGATGTCGATGCCGATGGCCACCACGTCGGTGCCGACGCTCGCCTCGTCGGCGAGCAGCTCCCACTCCTCCAGGGTGGGCACGTTCGGGTCCCGGTCGACCTCACCGTCATCGCGGGCGATGTTCAGGTATGCCCGGTCGAACTCGGCCAGGTCAGCGGCCATCGCCTCCAGCTCGGCGTAGATGGCGTCCTCGGTGACGGTGTGCCGCCACTGCTTGGAGCACCGGCACACCCCCCGCACCGGGGCCGGGCACAGCGCCGGCATGCAGCTGCGCCACACCGCCGGGTCGGTGCGGTCCATGCCCGGCAGGGCGCACCAGTCCAGGAACGCGATCCTGGACCGCCGGCCCTGCTCCACCGCCGCCCGGCCCCGCTTGCGCATCGCGTTGAACGGCACGCTGCGGGACGTTCCGGCGGTGGACACCCGCCACTTCTGCGCGTTCGCCCGGGTGATCATCGCCGGGCCGGTGGCCTGGTCGAGCCGGTAGTCGACCTGGGCGAAGTACTCGTCGAGCATGGCCAGGTCCAACACCTTGCCGTGCCCGGCCCGTTCGGTGTTCGTGGTCAGGCCGTGGATCGACCCGGTCTTCGTCCACAGGATCGCCTCCCGGCCGTTGGCCTTACGGACCCGGTACCTGCCCCGGAACGCCGCCGCCGCCTCCAACGCCGGCAGGTGCTCGTCTTCCCACTTCTCCCGCGCGGCGGTGCCGGACTGGGCGCCGTAGAGGATCCGCTGCTGCGGCCAGGCGTTACCCCGGTGCACCGACACCGACAGGACCATGGTCGTCTTCCCGGACTGGCGCGGCACCGTCAAGTCCATGCCCCGGTGGGCCAGCAGGCCGGTGTCCGGGTCGATCTCCAGGCCGATGTCGGCGGCGTACCGCTGCCACGGCATGAACGGCGTCCCCAGCGCCCGGGCCACCTTCGCGGCCTTGCCCCCGAGGGTGGGCCGGTCGAAGTTGCGCAGGGTGCCCCACCGGGGCAGGCACGTCAGCCCGTAGTGCTCCCGGACCCGCTCGGCGTAGGCCGGGTCAATCCGGGGCGTCGAGGTCGTCAAGGTCATCCTCTTCGACGACGTCCGGCTGTGCCCGCTGCCGGCCGGCGGCGATCTGCCCCAACGCCGCCCGCGCGTCGGCCCGGTTCAGCCGTCGCTCCTTGTCCCCGACCGGCAGCTGGTCGGCGTCACTGGCGGCCTGGATCGCCAGCGCGGTCAGCGACGCCTCCAGCGGCGCCAGCTCGCCCAGCCCGACCACGTCGGCCCGGATCGTGGCGACCAGCTCGTCGGCGTCCTCCTCGTCGGACCGGCTGGCGCAGCGCGGGCACGGGCCGGCCGGGCCCACGAACACCTCGGCCTGGTCGCCGAGCAGCTCCAGCGGCGACACCTCCAACGCCTGCGCCAGCGTCAGCAGCTCCTCCAACGTCAACCCGCGCCGGCCGCGCTCCAAGAAACCGACCACGTTGGCGGTCATCTCGGTCGCGCCGTGCTCCCGGGCCCGCTCGGCCAGCTCGTCGCGGCCGAGGCCGGCGCGCTCGCGCAGATCCCGGATCCGGTCGCGTACCGCCGCGCTGATCACGGCACTGGTCACGAGGGCTGTCACAGTGGTCCACTCCCGTGTCGTGGTGACCGTTTCCGCAGGTCACGGGCCTGTCGGGGAGAAAAAAAGGGAGCTGGCCGTCCTGGGACCCCCCGGGCTCATCCCACGGACTTCACCCCCCGGGGTGTCAAGGCGATCACCACTCGCGGGTCATCCGCGGACGGTGCGGCCGCTCACCCTTGACCTGGTTGCACCGCCGCCCACACGTCGGGCACGGACACGACGTGCCATGCGCGGGGAGCAGGTACCGACGGTCGTCCGGGTCCAAGCCCAGACGCAGCAGCACCACACGAGGCGGGTCGTGGTCAGCCTCGGTCGCCCCACCATGACCACACAACCAGCAGACCTGACTCTGCTGCTGCAGCCATTCCTTGTTGGCCCTCCACCGCCTGCCCTTACGACCAGCTGACGAGGCGACCACCACGACCTCCTGGTGACGCTGGCCAACAGGTACGACGGGCCGGCTGTGAGGAGCCGGGAGTGCCACTCAACCGGCTTGCGGGCAGACTCCGCCCGCATGTGAGTGGACAAATCATGAGGCGCTGGCCAGGGCCGCGTCAACCCGACGCGGCCGTCCACGGCCGCCGAGGCGTACGTCACGCTCCACTGTGGCCGCTTCGGCGTACGGCAGGTAGACCGTTCGGCCGACAGTGACGCGCGGCAGCAGGCGGCGGGCCGCCCACTTGCGGACCATGTCGGTGGTGACGTCGCCGCCCAGGCGGATGGCGATCTCGTCGGCGGTGCCGTACTCGACACCGTTGATCCAGAGCATGTGACCAGCGTACGGCCGTTCGTACACGCGTTCGCCCTGCCAACTTCCCTCATAAAACCTTGCGGATCCGTAAGGGTTTTTGGTAGACTGGTTCTACCGACGAAGGGAGGTGAGAGATGGGAATCGGAGAGGCGATGGCGCTGATTGCCGAGGAAGCCGAGCGCCAGGGCTTCCAGGTCCGCCAGACCCGCAGCACGCAGTGGCACTTCCGCAAGGGAGGCGACAACTGGCTGGTGTCCCCCCGGGACGCCAGTGACGTGCTGGAGGTCCTGCGGGTGCTGATCAGCGCCGGCCTCGACTGGTCGTTCCACGACTGATCGAGGCACCGGGGGCCGGCCAGGCCGGCCCCCGGGGTCACCCCTCTGACACCAGGATCTCACCCCCGCCTGACAGGACGGAGCAGGGACATGCAGTGGTGGGCGGATGTGCAGTACCTCGGCCAGCTGACGGCCGAGCAGCTCGAAGACGTCGCGGCGGATGCGATCGTGACCCGGTACCAGGAAGGCACCGAGCTGCTGACGGTGCGGTCGCGGCTGGACGCGATCGGCTACCCGCAGGCCGTCGACCAGGCCGTAGCGTGGGCCGGCGGGCCGGCGGCGCAGACCTTGGCGGCCGCCGGGGTACTGACCGGGCCGGTGCGCTTGGTGGTGGAGTCCGACCAGGCCCGCACGGCCGGGTTGGACCTGCTCGGCGGCGCGGAGGTCGCGGCCCGACTGGGGGTGTCGACCGCCCGTGCGCGGGAGCTGTCGGGCCGGCCCGATTTCCCGGCCCCGGTGGCCGAGCTGGCGGCGGGGAAGGTGTGGCGGGCCGAGGACGTCGACGCGTACGCCACGGCGCGGGACCGGTCACCGGGACGGCCGCGCAAGGCCCGGTAGTCGGGCGGTGGATACTCGGGGTGGGCCCTGCAGTTCTGGCGTTCTGCAGGGCCCACCCCTATGCGTGGGCGCGCAGCGCGTCGACGACGACGGGGGACGTCGATGGCCAGATGTGCCGCACACCCCGGGCCCGGACGGTCATGCCGCACGGGCACCCCCCGTCGCGGATCGGGACGTCGGCCCGGCCGGGTCGACACCGCCGGCAGGTCGTCACGGTGGCGCAGCTGGCGCCGTGGCACACGCAGTCGCCGGCGCAGATGACCGTCCAGTCTCGAGAGTCCGGGGCGGAGGTCTGCGCGGTCAGGGTCCGGCCGCCGCAGGCCGGGCACTCCGGTGGGCCGGGCAGCGGCCACCGGTCCGGGGGCAGGCGCAGAGCCTGCCGGATCCGGCCGTCGAGGTCGACCAGCCACGGGCAGAGCTCGGCGGCGACCGCGGGGTGGCGGGCGGCCGCGGCGAGCCGATCGAGGGGGTCCGGGCCGGGCGGGGTACGCAGCCGGTCGGCCAGCCAGGTCAGCGTGGCCGTGGTCGAGTCGAGCAGCCGCTGGTACATGTTGACCGGTGCCGGCCGGCCGGCGGCGGCGGCCAGGCCGGCCCCGCCGACCGGGTCGCCGTGCACACCCCGGGAACGGCCGACAGTGGGCCGCCACGCCTGGAGGCCGTCGGCGGCGTAGACGAGCTCGGCGTCGACGAGCTCGGCGGCGATCGCCGCGGCCCGGGCGTCGGCCAGGGCCGGCAGCCGGGTCCGGGCGGCGTGCAGCGACCAGGCGGCGGCCGCGGCGTGCAGGGTGTTCGGGTGCATGGGGGTTCCTCTCACGTGCAGGTGCACCGGTCGGTAGCGCGCAGGCAGCCACGGCAGCGCAGGGTGTAGCCGTCCTTGTCGTAGGCGCCCATGTAGGTGCGCCACCGCGTGCAGCGGCACCGCGGGAGCTCGCCACGCCGGGTCAGCTCGTCGACGAGTTCCTGGTCGCTGACGTTGCCCAGGTCGGTCACCGGGTCACCCCGGCCACCACCGCGGCGGCCACGGCGGCGAGCACCACCGCGGCGGTGACCGTGACCGCCCGCCGCAAGGCCCGCCGGGCGGCGATGCGCTGCCACGCCACCTGCCGGCCGGCGACTCGGGCGTGGTAGCGAAGAGCCTGCCCGGACGTCAGCCGCCAGGCGCGGCAGTCCGGGTGTCCCTGCGGGCAGCCTCGGTCGACCGGCGGTGCGAGTACGCGTGCGCCTTCCCGCACCAGCTCCCTGCCCAGCTCAATGAGCGCGGTGAGCGCCCGGCCGATCGCTTCATGAGCCGAGACGGGCGCATGGGCCAGCTGCACTGGCCGGGCCAGAACCGGCGCTGGCGGTAGCACCGGGCCACGGTGGTGCCGGTAGCCAGGGATGGCGGCCGGGTACACGGCCTGCCCGGGCCGGCGGCGAGCCTCATCGAGCATGCGGGCGTACAAGTCAGCGTCGCTCATAGGTGGTGCTCCTCGATCGGGTGGTGCGGTAGACGGTGCGGATGCCCTGGGACACCCAGATGGAGGCCAGGGCGACGAGGACGGGTGTGCTGCCGGGCCACACGTCGGCGGCCGCCGCGAGGCCGAGGACGGTGGCCACGCCAGCGAGCAGCCCCACGGCGGCGGCCGTGGCGAGCTGGCGGGCGACCCGGGTCACGGCCGGGTCCGCTTGGTGGTGACGACCTGGAGGCGGGCGTCGCGGCGGCGGACCGCGCTGGCCATGTCGGCGTCGGCCAGTACCGCGTGGAACTGGCCCTTGCAGGCGCAATTGCAGTCCTGGACGCGCCGGTTCGCCGACAGCAGGCACTGCGGTGAGCACCCGTCGGCGCCGAGCAGGTCGGCCGCCGTCGTGATCTCCTCGCTCAGCTGGACCGGGCCGGTGGCCACCCGGCCTGCCTCCCACGTGTCGGCGGGCACGTCGGCGCTGACGAGGGTCGGCTGGTCGTACCCGGGCCAGGTGGTAGGGGCGGTCACGGCAGGTCTCCCGGGGGACGGGCGGGCACGGTACCGGGGGGCCAGTTGTGTGGGGGCAGGTCGTCCTCGGGTAAGCGGGACCGGTGGTTGTAGATGTCCGGATCGGCGGAGGACCGGACCGGCTGGCCCCGGGAGTCCGTACCGGGAGGCCTCCGGGACCGGGGATCAGGCCGTTGCCCGCCCCGACCCTGCCCGAGAGGGTTCCCGGACCACGACGGTCCCTGTTCGCGCTGGTGATCGCCGGTCTGCGGGTGGACTGCTCCCCTGGTGGTGGGGCTCGGATCAGGATCACCATCACGCGGCGGATCATCCGGTGGTTGGTGATCCGGATCAGGCGTGCGATCAGACCCGGAGGTCTGTTCTGTTCGTGTTCCGTCGTTGATCGTGCTCTGTTCCGGAGGCGGGCCGACCGGGGCCGGCGGCCGGTCGAGCAGGGCCAGGCCCCGCTGTTCCCACGCGGTTCGCTCGGCGTCCGTGGGCCGCGGTAGCAGGACCATGTCGGCCTCGTACGGGGTGCGGCGGCCCTTGTAGGTGTTGCACCGGTCGCAAGCCACGACGAGGTTGGTGCCGTCGGGGCCGGCAGAGGCGTCCGGGTCCGGGTGGTCGAACGTCAACACCTTGCGCCGGTCTCTGGCCCGGTTGGCCTTGGAGGTCAGCGGCCCGGACCGGCAGTACCGGCAGCACCCGCCGTCGCGGGCGTACACGGCAGCCCGCAGCCGCGGGTCGCGCAGGTCGGCCTTCTGCGCCTGGTTGCGGTCGTACTCCGCCTTGGAGGGATTACGGCGCAGGAACCGGTGGATGCGGTACTGGTAGCCCTCGACCCAGGTGTCACCCAGGCACTCGCACTCGTCGCCCTGGCGGTGCACCATGGGCGGCCGGTCGAGCACCGGGGTGCACAGCAGGTCGATCAGCTGCTGCCGGTTATGGGTGTACTGCAGGGCGGTGCCGGAGGTTAGGTAGCCGTTGGTCTTCAGGTGCGACGACTTGGCCTTCAGCCGCACGTAGGCCGACACGAGCGAGTCGAACCGGGCTACGGACCCGCCGGCGAGGACCTGGAAGACCGGGTCGTCGGCCAGCTCATCGGTCTCCAGGAAGAACGGCATCAGCCACCACCAGCACAGGCGGTGATCGTCATCTATTTACCTCGAGGTACGGGCCGGCGCGGCCACCACCAGGTGACCGCGCCGGGCTGGGCTGGGCGGTGGGACAGGCTGGTCAGCTACTGCCGGGGGCGGCCGGGCCGGCGCCGAGCTTCGTGATGATGTCGACGGACAGGCGTTCCAGGTGCCGGGTGTTGACGTTGTGGTGAGCGGTCACCGTGGCGTCGTCGGGCACCTGCTGCTCGTCGAGGGCCCGGACCAGGTCCCGCAGGGCCCACGCCGTCATCGACCCGGTCACCGGCGTGGTGCTGGTGACGTAGAGGCGGTGGGTGGTCTGTCGGGTGACGTGGGCCATCAGAGGGCCCCACCGGACGGCGGCAGGCCTACGGTGTGGGCCGGGCGCCCGTCCCACCGGTCGTTGGCGTCGTCGACCAGCTGCCGCGCGGCGTGGTCGGCGTCGACGAGCCGGCCGTACGCCTCGATCCGTTCGTGCTGGGTGGCCGGGTCGTGGTCGTCGCCGTCGACCAGGTGGGCGGCGATGGTCCAGGACACCCGCCCGGTCGGCAGGCCAATGTGGACGATCAACTGTCCCGGGCCGGCCTCGTCGGCCTGCACGCCGACGGGCAGGCGCAGGTCGGCGGCCAGGGCGACGGCTTGCCAGACCAGTCCGGCCCGGACCACCTGGTGGGTCTCGGGGTCGGTCGGGTGCCACACGTCGGGGTGGGTGGCGATCTCGTCGAGCAGCCACAGGGTGCCGGCCAGTTCGCCTCCGGTGGTGGGGGTGACGGCGGCCAGGGCGGTGTGGAGGATCTCCGCGGCCCGGCGGATTTCGGGGCGACGGGAGATGGCCATCAGGTTGGCCAGGCTGCGCATCTTGTCGATGACGACCAGGGCCTCGGCCAGCTCCTCGTCGGAGGCGGTGAGGGTGTGGACGTCGGCCAGGTCGTCGACCGGCCGGCCGGCGGTGTCCGTGGTGTTGGGGGCGGTCATCCGATGTCTCCTCGTTGTGGTGCGGTTGCGAGCTGGCAGGCCGGGCAGCGGGATCCGGGCAGGCCCCAGACGGGCCGGTAGCAGTCGAGGCAGCCGACCAGCTCGTAGCCGGCTGGTGGCGGCGGGTCCGCCGGGCGGGTGACCTCCTCCGGGACCGGGTCGCCGGCCAGGGCGGCGCGGACCATGGCCGCGCCGCGGTGGGCCCGGTCGGCGGCCTCGGCGGGGGTGCGGGGTTGCCGGCGGGCCAGGTCGACCTCCCACGGCCGCCGGCCGGGGCGGCGGGTCACGGCTGGCCGCCGAGGGTGGCACCGGATCCGGCGCAGGTGACGCAGTCGCCGGTGGCGTTGCACCGGTCGCAGAGCCGGCCGTGCTCGTCCTCCCGGAATCCGAGGCAGCCGAGGCAGTTGCCGGACCCGCCGCAGGTCGGGCACCGGTCGGGGTGGTCGACGACCGCCCGGCGGGTCGCGGCGGGGCGGAGCAGACCAGCGGCCGAGAGCGCGGTGATCACGCTGGCGGCGTACCGGCGCAGGGTGGGGTGTTCCCCGTTGCGGTCGAGGTCGTCGGGCCGGGCGCCGGTCAGTTCGAGCGTGGCGTGGACCAGGGCGACGTAGGCCAGGTCCTCGGCGCGGTCGGGCACCGGAGCGGTCGGTGGGGAGTCAGGCATTGGTGGCCTCCTCGTGGGTTTTCGGCGGGGTGGTGGCGGCGCGCAGCCGGTCGAGGCCTCCGGGGTGCCGGTCGTCGACGCGGTGCTTGGCGGACCCGGCCTTCATCCGGGCCCGGGCGGCGGCCAGCTCGGCGGCCCGGCCGGCGCTCGGGGTGGCCAGGCGGGGGTCGTTGACGATGTCGCTGACGTCAGGCTGGCGGGGCTCGTAGGAGTCGTCTCCGGTGCTGGTCGGCGGCTTGTCGTCGGCGCCGGGCTCCAGGCCGAGCTGGCGGGCGGCGGCGCCCCACCACGGGCAGTTGCCGTGCAGCAGCCGCCGCGGCGACCACGTCTTCCGGTCGGCGGCCGCCAAGCGGAACGCCGCTCGGACCAGCTCCGGGTCGCGCTCCCGGATGACCGGGTCGGCGAGGACCTGGCGGACCTCGGCCGGGGACCACCGGCGGCGTGCCGCGATCACCTCGGCGGCCAGGTCCTCGTCGTACGCCGGGACTTGGGGTTGCTCCCCGAGAAGTGGATCTTCCTGCTTCTGCTCCTCATCGGAGGCGACCGGCGGGGTACCGGCGGAAGAGGGGAGAGGAGGAGAAGGAGGTTCAAGAACATCGGGTTCAAGAACATCAGGTTCCCTACCCGAAATGGGGGTAACCGGTTCACC